TCTGGCTATACATTTGGTACTTATTGCGCTTCGTCATAAAGTAAAGCACGCCGCCTAGGTTAAACATGGCGGTTAACGGGTCGCCAGTCAAAATAGCCGGGAAGTTCTGGTAAAAGTCTACGCTAAACTTATCGTAACTAGATATGGTTTGCGGTGTCGTGTCTACGATTCTAAGGCTAACCGTCGTACCGGATATAGCCGTAACTTCGGCGGTGCTTGTGCCTTGGCCGGTTATCCAGTCGCCTACCGCTATACCGCTCGGCGTGATCGTTGAGCTATTTATCGTTAGTGTATCGCCTACGTCGCCCTGGATAGTAGCTGTAGTGCTAAACGCTGGACTCTTTGCGTATGTATAACCGTATGGGTATGTCCATAGCGCCTCGGTATCTGGGTCGCTTGCAAAGTAAATAAGGTTGTCGCTAGTGCCGTTCATAATATTAGACATATTCACGGATAGCGAAGTTTCGGTTTGCAAGTCCTCTACAGCTATAACCGTATCAGCCCAGTTGTTAGCCGGGTCTAGAAGATGCGGTTTTTCTAGGCCGTCTACATAGCGCACTTGGTTAAGGTTTTGGCTAAAGCGCACTTTTTCCACACCTGCCGGTAAAGCCCTTATAAGCGTTATGGTGCCGTCCTCGGCCATACGGTAAAGGTTGCCGTTGAAAGTAAATAGAACGGTCTTAACGCCCTCAATATTGGCCTCAAAGACGTTACCTACCGCGCCAGTCGTACAAGTGTCTATCTCGCACGTTAAAGTGCCGTTGGCTAGGGTACCTACGCTTATATCCGTTAAAGCGCCAGTCTGCACGCCTACGCTAACCTCTAAAGTCTCGCCACTAAAGAGGTTTGGCACGTTCATAAAGACTACTTCGTACTCTGTTAGTGTGTCTGATAGGCTCGACGGGTTAACGCAACTCGAAGCTACGGCCTCGTCGTTGATAGATAACACTACTTTTGGTACGGCGTAATTATCCGTAGCTTTAGCTAGTTTTAGTTTAACTGAGTAAATAACGTTGTCTGCTGCTGCGGTGTAGCTATATGGCGTTACGGAGTTCGCAAGCTCTGCCGATGTTTGGCTGGATAGGTTGCTCGATAGCGAAGTTTTGCCGATAGGTTCGGATAGTTTCTTATAGCCTAGGCGCGTGCCATACTCGCCCACGCGGTCAAAGCGCGCATCTTGAGCTAGCCTAATCTCGCTAGAGTCCATAGTGTCGTTGGGCTTATAGGTATAGACGCCCTTAGCGAAGTTCGTAGTTACTGGCTGCGACTTCTTCGTGCTGAGGTTTGGGATATTGCGCCCCGTAAAGTTCGATTTTACTACCATGCTACTTTACCTCTTTTTCTTTATCGTTTTCTTGGCTAGCCATATAAGCGCCTCCGCCGAATAGCGCGGCTAACGCTGGTAGCGCTACGCCTCGCTTAGATAGATCGCGGAGCTTGTCAAAGAACTTATCAAAGGCCGGAGTAATTTTTGCGTCGTCAAACTCAAGGCCTAAGTATTGGTTTTCGTTATGGTGCCTAGAGCCGGTATACCCCTTGGCGTCTAGGTATTGCTGCAACATACGCGCCTCTTGCTCGTCGTGGTGCCTCCAGTACGCTACGTTGCCGCCGTACCTATTTTTAATCTCGTTACCAGTTCTGTAGGCCTTGGCGTTCTTGAGGTCTTTTGCCAGCTCGTCGTACGCGTCCTTGACTTCTGGGCTATACCTATCCCGATCGTACAGCTTCTTAGCCTCGGTCTGGAAAGAGTGTAGCCTCTCATGCGCCATAGTGTTTACGGCGTCCTCGTTATCTAGTGCTGTTCTAACCATAATGTTGTTCTTGTTAGGGTTAAATGTGTACTCTTGGTAACGGCCATACGATCCGCCAGTATCATATGTTCCGGTTTTCTTGTAAGTGTTGCCCGGAGCTATGCCTAAACGTTCGGAAAGCACGGAGTCTAAGGCGCCGGTATAGCCACCTCGGAGTGTCCTATTGCCAGCGGTTAGCGCGGATAAGTTGTCGCCGTATATCTCGCTACTTATCTTATGCTTAGCCATGCTACTCAAAGTACCCTCGGATACTGTTTCCGGCGCAATATATAGCCCTAGCTCCTTATCCATCATCTCTTTTTTAGCCGTTTCGTCGGCGTTCCCAAAAATGAAAGATATTAGCTTTTCTTTATTTGGAGTTTTGCCTAGTCTCTTGTCGAACTCGCTAGACACAGTTTCTCGCATCATATCCGCTATATCGACATTCGTAAGACCCTTAGCGTAGGCCTGGTCTAAGAACTCCCCAATTTTTTGCTGCCCTTTTGGTAACGTAGCTGGGTCGATTTTATTAAACAGCTCGTTATCTGGTATTTGTTTTTTGAGCGCTAGGTTGTCTATAATCTCGCTAGCTCTGTCGCGCATAGCTTGTGTTACCTGGCCGTCTACCGGCGCATACGGGTTAGCCGGCGTTTCTGGCGTTAGCGGGGTGGTGTCAATATCTGCGCCGTAGTAGTCAAGGTACGGGTTGTCTGGCTGGTCGAATAGCGAAGTCTGGCGCGCGCCGGTTTTTGGCGTCTGCGTTGGCAAGTCGTCGAATAAGCCTAGCTGGCCTGGCGCTATCTTGGCGCTATTTACGGCCATATCGTCAGCGACCAATATAGACTCTAAGCTACCTTTTGGCGCTCCTGGTATAATTCGTTCCAGCCAATCTTTGCCGCCTTTGCTTCTGGCCTTATTAAGAATATCGTCCATTAGGGTATTTAGCATATCGGCATCTCGCGCTACTTTGCTAGTACGCATGGCTATACTTTCTGGCCGCAATTCGGCCACACCCTCTGCATAGCCGCTACTAGTGCGGCCATCATGCATACGCATATTCCAGTCCGTCTGGTCCCAGCTCGTATCATTAAAATCGTCAGTATTATATTTATTTATCCCCTCGTCGGTCAGATATTGCTCCATAAGCTTATTATGGTCAGCCACGCTTCTTCTAGCATCGAAATCAGTAGGGGTGTTCATATCGCCATCGCCAAGCCATATACCTTTTCTTGTAGTTTCCGGTACGTCCAATACTGTAACTATGGGGTTTTTGCCGCCGTAAAAGTTCACTAAATCTTTGTATTGGAGCATAGATGGACTTGCAAGTGATACCGACGACAGGCGGCCGCTGTTTATCTGCCCGTTCAGATGTTCGTCGCCATCATATATCCTCGTTAGTAGTGGCGTTTGCGCTAGTATTTCTTTCGCGACTTGTGGATCAGTTTCAGGGTTAGATAAGGCTTCTACGACTAGCTTTCTAAGTTCCGCCTGTGAGTCTGGGTAAACGCCTAATAAATCGTCAATGCTTCTAGCTTGTTGGTTCATGCTATCGTCAAAGAATTCGCCTTGTAACATAGAGTTTGGCGAGCGGTCTTTAGCTAATTCTATATACGGGTAAGCCTGGGCGTTGTTTACTGCCATATCGGCGTCGGCTAGCACGTCCTCTAGCATCTTTACCTTCGAGTTGTCAAAAACTGCGTACTCGCGTGCCTGGTTGTCTTGGTTAGGATACATACGAGCCATAAAGCCGTCGTACTGGCTGTCGCGTAGCTTATCTAAGTCTAAGTAGCCTTTAGTTAGTTGCGCATTGTGGGCGTTGTCGCGCCAGTCGGTTAAGTTTCTAATAAACTTCTCTTGGCCGTCTAGCTGGCCTAGCGGCGATGCGTACTTCCATAGCTCTCGAATCTGAGCATCTGTTAAGTTGTCTAGGTCGAGGGGGTTGTTCATTTCTAGGTTGACTGGGTACACGCGGCCTTTAGCACCTTTATTCTCGATAAACATAGAGTCGCCGGGCAAGCGCTCGTAGCTAAAATCGTCTGCCACTTGTGGGCTATCCGTAAAGTAAAGCGCGTGTTCGCCGCTGCTAGTGTTTTTGCCGGCCTGGTTAATATCGAACTCGGTTATATTCTTGTTAGGCGATCCATGATAGAACGTGCGGGGGTTGCCGTTTTCGTCGGTAAGATAGCGAGGGTTGTTTACTGCCATATCCGCATCGGATAGAGTGGTTTCTAGCGCTCTAGCCGTAGGTAGATAGTTACCCTCGTCGCCACTCTCGATAAAGGCAAAATCTCTTAGCGGTATATTTTTTGTATAAACTTCGCCGCCTCCGGCGTAGTCTGTTGCCATCATTTTCGACGGCGATATAAACGCGCCCGTCTCTATAGGTTTCGAGCCATATACATCTATATTGCCCCTCGCTAGTGCTTTTTGAGCATCCGCTAAGGTAAAGTCCGGGTATGTAAAGTTATTGTCGGCGTTATATGAGTCCACTATGCTTTTAAGCGTGTATATATCCTCTGGCGATCTTATGCCGGTATGATAGTCGTCTCGCATAGGGTTTGTTTTCTGGAGTAGGTCGAATTGGGCTTGTCTGTTGTCTGCATAATTATCTCGCGCGTTCATCAGCTCGTTATAGCGCGCGTTACCCTCCGGCGTGCTTGTATCTAGTTTGCTTAACTGGTCGTCAATATTAGCTATCCTAGCCTGGCGCTGTTCATCGGTCATGGCTGCGTTATATGTGCTTTTTCTAGGCGCGAAGTCTTGGAAAGCCCCAGTAGCTCCGCCAATTAAAGCGCCCATTCCGGCGCCCTGTTTGGCCGCCTCTAGCATGTCGCCACCGTCGATAGCCGCATAACCGCCTCCGCTTATAGCGCCGCCTGTAGCGCCTCTAGCAAGGCCTCGTACGGTATTACTGCTAAGCAAGGCGTTGTTACTGCCTTTTAGTGCATCAGCAAGGCCGCCTGATACTGCGGCGCCTGCTGCGCTAATTGCCGCGCGTTGCCCTGCGCGTCCTAGGTCGTAATCTTCGCCGTAAGTCTTAAGCTCGTCTGCTAGGCCTCCTAATGCGCCTTGCGCGGCGTTGCCTAGCGTGGTTTGCGTTAGGGCGTTTACGCCTGGGATGTAGTCTGCGACGGTTTGTACGCCGTTTAAGGCCGTTCCTAAGCCCTTAGCGGCCGCATCCTTAGTTGAATCGGTCTGGTATAGCCATTTTCTAAAGTCGTCTTGGCGCCTGTTTGTTACGTTTCCGGTCTTGGCGCTCTCGATAAGGTCTAGTACTGAGGCTCCGCCGGTGCCGAACATATCGAACAGCCCTTTGCCAAAGTCCGTAAAGCCCTGCGCCATGCCCCCTAAAATGGACGGTAAATTATTTTCCATAATTAGTGCCTCAGATGTTCTGCTACGGGTAGCTTAGCGCGGTTGTCGTTAGTTATCTGTCGCGGACAGTAGCGTAACTTCATATTGGTTACTAGCTCGTCATACTTATTCTCATAGATCGCGGCATAGTCGAAGTTGTCGCGTAGGCGCTCGGCGCGTGCGAGAGCGCCCATAACTAGAATCTCGCCGAACTCGTAAGGGATAATCGGCACGTCTGTTTCTTCTACCAGAGGTAACGGCTTGGCTAGGTAAAATAGGTTGAGTGTGTAAAACTTCTCTTCGCCGTCCTCGTCCTCTTCGTCTGATACGTCCGGAACGTTGTAAAATAGCTTGCTGCCAAAGACTGTAAAACAGTAGTTTTTGCGGCCATCTTCTGGTGCCATGTTTAAGAAGTCCTTATAGTCCATGTACTTAAACGGGAACGTATTGTTATCTATTGTGGCCGTCATGGTTATAAGCGACTGATAGCCCCTAGGTAGCGGTAAAATACTAGGCGTCTGAGTCGTCGCCGTGTATATCTTCTCTAAGAATTGGTAGTGCGCCTCGCCCAAAGCGTCAAAAAGCGCATCGTTTAAGAATTGCGTTATCGTGTCGTCTGGGTACTCTTCGTCGTCGAGTCGTACTTTTACGCGGCTGATGAGTCCGCCAAGGTTATAGTTTGCGTCCATTTAATATGCACGCGCACCGCCATTGGTTATATTATAGCATAACTGAGCATCAAAAAGCCCCCTATGCGCACTTGGGGGCTTAATTAATATCCTGCTTAAATTAAGCGTGGATGATAGAAGCGACAGCGTTTTTCTTGCCGTTAAGCACGAAGCTATCGTAGATAAAGCGGCCGACGAGAACTTTACCGTCTACCAACTCAGAGTCAGAGATGATGCGGGTAGTCTTAATCTGGTCGACACCTAAGAGGGCGTCGCGGTGGATCATAATAGCATCGGTCTTAGCTGGGAAGTAGCTAGTAGGAACCTTAACTACTGGAATACCGTCGAGTTCGCCAACGAAGCCACGGCCGATAAGCTTATCGTTGTAGCCGTCAGCGTGGACAGTCGTCGTAATCTCTTTCTTAATAGCGTTATAGAAGCCTGGAGTAACCCAAAGGACGCGGCCTGCAACTGGAGCCTTAGCTTCATCTAGGAACGCGCTAGAAGCGAGGACGGAGCCGTAGGCATCGTTAGTATAGGTCGTAGCCTGGGATACGGCGGTAGCGCCGGCAGCAGCCTTAGCGAGGCGGTTAGCGTCAATCATTGGAATAACTTGCTCTTCCATTTCAGCACGCATAACTTCGCCAGCTTTCTTAGCGAGGGCTTGCTGTTCGTAGTTGCCATCGTCAATAGCGATTTTAAAGCTTTTGTCGTTTGAGATGGTGTATGGGGTAACAACATCCTGCAATTCGTTGTTACCACCGAAGCGGTCGCCGGTGTTGGTACGGTCATAGTTACCTGGGGCGACAGTTGTTACGGTGTAGACTTCGACGGTCTTAGCGCCGGTAAAGTCGTATTTTTTGTTAACGTAGCGGTCGGTGTACGAGCCAGCCGTAAAGAGCTGGTCGAGTTTCGACGCATACTTAGTGGCTAAATTAACGGCCATTTTTATATACTCCTAAAAGTTTTAAACTAGTCAGTTAACCTAAGAGGCCAGACAAAAACGGGTCATCCTCTTGGGCTTTGCCAAACTTGGTTGAGTCCGTCGCGTTAGCGTTCGGTCTCTTCGCTGCCTGGCGTGCGGCCATCTCTTGCTCTACCTCTTTTTTGAGGTTAGCTTTTAGGTTATCCACTTTTTGTACTCCGCATCCGGCCAAGCGGTATACGTCGTCTAGCGACATGGCGCCGTTGTTTACTAAAAGTCCTTTTGTTAGTGGCACGCCAGTTACGGGGTCATAAACTATGTTGCCTCGCCTATCTGTGAGCGGTTGAGAGACGAACTCTACCATTTTTTGCTCATCTTCGGGGGTCAGATTATGTTTACTCTTCCACTCTTTGGTGTCCATCTCAATACGCATAGAGCGCATTTCGTTAAGGGCTTGTTGGCCTGGGTCAGCTTGCGCCTGTGGGGCGCGTTGCTGCGCTTGGGCTAGTTGGCGCTGTAGTTGCGCGGCCTGTTGCGACTTGTCATAAAAGCCTTTTTCGGAATTGCGGTACATATCTGCGACTTTGCGGAGCGCGTCCGGGTCGTTTCTGTCTATACCTTTTTTCGCTAAAAAGTCGTCTATCGCATCGCCAGTTTGTGTTTCGGTAACGGCTGGCTTCTCAATAGCCTCTTCTTGGCTATCCGTTTGCTCATTGGTTACCTCTACTGCCGAGCCGTCATTATTTTCTGCTTGTTCTTCTGTAGAATCGTTAGCTACCGCTTCTACGTCGGAGGCATCAAATAAAGA